TAATAGTGCAGTAGTCATTTTAGATGCATCTGCATTATCTCTTGCAACTACAAACCCTAGATTATCTATTGCAAAAATATGGTGGTCTATTGAAGCTGCAAGTGGTGGTGTTGAACTTTTATGGTTCGCAACATCAGATGTTCAAGCAGTTATTTTAGCAGGAAATGGTACTTATGGTTATAGTGCTGGACAACCAGGATTAGTTAATAACGCTGGTTCAGGAATTACTGGAGATGTTTTAGTTACAAACGCAACTGGTACATTTACTTTAATTACAGAATTTCATAAGATATCTGGTTATACTAATACCACATAAGAGGAATAGTTAAATGGCATTAAAACTAATATCAGAAAATTTAGAAGAAGTAGAATACATTACTGAAGAAAATGAGAAAGGTGAGAAAGAATATAAAATAAAAGGTATATTCATGCAGGCTGATGTTAAAAATCGGAATGGTAGAGTATATCCATTTGATATTCTAAAGAGGGAAGTTGCTAATTATAATAAGAACTTCACAAAACAAAAAAGAGCATTCGGTGAATTAGGACACCCAGACGGTCCGACTGTAAATCTTGAAAGAGTTTCACATATGATTACAGATTTGTATCCAGATGGTAAGAACTTCATAGGAGAAGCGAAAATCATGGATACACCAATGGGTAAAATTGTCAAGTCGTTGATGGATGAAGGTGCTAAACTTGGAGTATCTAGTCGTGGACTAGGTTCTCTACAACAAAAAAACGGTGCATCATACGTTAAGGATGATTTTTACCTTGCAACCGCTGCTGATATCGTTGCCGACCCATCTGCTCCAAATGCTTTCGTAGAAGGCATTATGGAAGGCAAAGAGTGGATTTGGGATAATGGTATATTACAAGAAGCAGAAATTGCACAACATAAATTGGAAATTGAGAAAGGAATTCGTTCAAGAAACGCAAACATCTACGCATTAGAGTTTGCAAAGTTTCTCAAAAAACTTTAATTTATAAATATTAATATAAAAAAACAGGGAAAAGGAGATTTCCAAATGGCTGAAATAGAAAAATCAATTGAGGAACTTGAACTAGAAGTAATGGCTGAATTACAATCCGCTGAAGCTTCTGATTCTACAGTTAATGCTATCCAAGAAGAAGAAGTAATTGCTGAGAAAAAAGCTCCGAAAAATGAAACAAAAGACGTAGAGGACTTAGGTCCTGCTGTTACATCTCCAACTGACTCTAAATCTGCATCTGCAAAATCTGGTGAAAAAACAAAACAAACAAGTACAGCGCAAACAAAAGGTGCTGCACCTGCTGATAAACCAGAAACATTAAAAGCAGAAGATATGATAAAAGCTATATCTGATAAATTAAGTAAAGCAGATGAAAAGAAGTTAGTATCGATGTACAATAGTATCGTCAAAGAAGCAGTTCATACTGATGATGAAGATGAAGAAGATGACGAAACTAAAAAAGAACTTGCAAAAGCAAAAAAAGAAGCAATGGAAAAAAGAATTAAGGAAATCAAAGTCAAAGAAGATGTTGATGCCCTAGTATCTGGAGAAAATGAACTTTCAGATGAATTCAAAGACAAAGCTTCTACAATTTTTGAAGCTGCTGTAAAATCAAAAGTCAGAACAGAAATTGAAAGACTAGAAGATGAATATTCTAAAGAACTTGCTGAACAATCTGATAAAACAAAAGATGAGCTCGTTGAAAAAGTAGATTCTTATCTTGACTATGTAGTTCAAGAATGGACTAAAGACAACGAACTTGCAATTGAAAGAGGATTGAAAGGTGAGATTGCTGAAGATTTCATTGCTGGTCTAAAACAATTATTCGAAGACCATTATATAGATGTTCCTGACGAAAAATATGACGTGTTAGAAGCTCAATCCAAGAAAATTGAAGAACTTGAAGAACAACTCAATCTAAAAATTGAGAAAGATAAAGAACTTCATTCAGAAATTGGCGAACTGACAAAAGATTCTATCATAAAAGATGTATCTGAAGATTTAGTTGATACAGAGGTAGAAAAGTTCAAAGGTCTTATTGAAGATGTTGATTACTCAAATGCTGAAAGTTATAAATCAAAACTTGAAACATTAAAAGAATCATATTTTCCAAAAAGAACGAATGAACAAAGCACAAATGAAACATCAGATGACGAAACTGTCAATGAAGTAGAAACATCTGGTAAGATGGCTGAGTATATGTCTGCTATCAGTAAAACTCATGAACGTGCAAAATAATAATAAAGTAAGTGAACTATATTGATGGAAGTAGAGACATATACTAAAGTAAAGTAAAATTAAAAAAGGAGAAACGAAAAATGTTTCAATCAAACAATTTACAAGAAAAATGGCAGCCAGTCCTTGAACATCCAGATTTGGGTACAATCACAGACCCTTATAGACGTGCTGTAACTACTGTTATTCTCGAAAACCAAGAAAAAGCGTTAAGAGAAGATAGAAGCTTTTTAAACGAAGCTGCACCAAGTAACTCAACTGGTGGTAACGTAGATAATTGGGAGCCAATCCTAATTTCACTAGTTAGACGTGCAATGCCTAACTTGATTGCATACGACATTTGTGGTGTACAACCAATGACAGGCCCTACTGGTCTTATTTTCGCAATGAGAAGTAGGTCAGTATCACAAACTGGTGCTGAAGCGTTAGTTAACGAAGCTGATTCTGGTTTATCAAATGATGATGCTGCTGGTGATTTAACATCATCTGCTGCTACTGGAAGCAACCCTGCAACACTAAATGATTCACCATCTGCTGGTACATACTTAGCACCAGGCGGTATGAGTACTGCAAATAGTGAAGCACTTGGAGATGCAGCTGCAAACGCTTTCGCAGAAATGGCTTTCTCAATTGAGAAACAAACTGTTACTGCTAAATCCAGAGCATTAAAAGCTGAATATTCTATGGAACTCGCACAAGACCTTAAAGCAATTCATGGTCTTGACGCTGAAACTGAGCTTGCAAACATTCTCTCTGCAGAAATACTTGCAGAAATAAACAGAGAAGTTGTAAGAACAATTTACATCGTTGCTAAGCAAGGTGCTCAAGTTAACACTACTACTGCTGGTATCTTTGACTTAGACACAGATTCTAATGGTAGATGGTCAGTTGAAAAATTCAAAGGACTATTATTCGCTATAGAAAGAGACGCCAACGCTGTTGGTCAACAAACAAGGAGAGGAAAAGGTAACATAATTATTTGTTCTGCTGATGTCGCATCTGCATTACAAATGGCAGGTGTCCTTGATTACGCTCCAGCATTAAACTCTAATCTTAATGTTGATGATACTGCAAACACATTTGCTGGTACATTAAACGGAAGATATAAAGTTTATGTTGACCCATATGCTGCAAACGTATCTGCTTCACAATACTATGTGGTAGGTTACAGAGGTAGTTCACCTTACGATGCTGGTATCTTCTATTGTCCATACATACCGTTACAAATGGTAAGAGCAGTTGGAGAAAATTCTTTCCAACCTAAAATTGGATTTAAAACAAGATATGGTATCACAGGCAACCCATTTGCTTCAGGTGTACTTGCATCTGGAACAGCTGCTGGTGATGTCGGTGCGTTAGACGCAAACGACAATGTTTACTACAGGCGCGTGAAAGTCACAAATTTGATGTAGAAACCTTATGTATCTACACTAAGTTATTACTTCTCGCAAGTAAAGAACTGCAAGAGAGGGAACATTAAGTTCCCTTTTTTGTTACCATATTATACCTAAGATTTGTAATCTTATAAATAGTTATATGAAACAAAAGCACAAACATCATATCATTCCTAAACACATAGGTGGAACTGATAGTCCAGATAATATTGTTGAACTAACAATAGAAGAACACGCAGAAGCACATAGAAAATTATTTGAAGAACATGGCAGATGGCAAGATGAAATCGCATGGAAATCTCTTAGTGGAATGTTAGGTGGCAAGAAAGCGATTATGAAAGAGTTCTGGAAAGAAAATGGTAGAAGAACGACAGGATATAAGATGAGTGAATATCAAAAGGAGCAAAGTAGATTGGCAAACAAAGGAAAAAAACTAACAGAAGAACATAAAGCAAAGATTGTGGGTTGGGGTAGAAAACAACCACAAAGACAAAAAGATTTAGTAGCAGATGCAAACTCTATGAAGTGGGTAGTTGAAACTCCAGAAGGCAATAAAGAACGAGTATATAATCTAAACGAGTTCGCAAGAAAACATAATCTTGGTACAGCATGGCAGGGAAACGCAATTAGAAACGGACACAGTTTAGGTTATAGAGTACAAAGAGTA